AGGAGGTCGGGGTGGGGTGGTGCCCACCTCCTGAAGATGGCAGCCACGGTGAGAGGAGCACGACAGTGCAGAAGCGCAGCCGCATCGGTAAGAACGAGGTCTCTGGTCTCGGCAAGCTGTACCTCCATGGTGGGCAGGCCCTGAAGCGGGACGACCTCGAACTCACCAACGCTGAGTACGCGGTGTTCGCCAAGCTGGCCTGGTTCGGGCTGGCCAGGCGCGAGCAGGAGCAGAGGTGGTCGATCACTGACCTGGGCATCGCGTTCATCGAAGGCCGGGCCCGAGTCCACTCGGTCGCCATCACCGAGGACCGTGAGTTCCTGGGCCTGGAGGGCGAGCTCGTCAAGGCGGGCGACCTGAACGAGTCCTTCTACTTCGAGACCGTCTGAGTTGAGCAGGCAGAGCTCCGGCTGGGAGTACATCCGAGGCGTCCCGCGCTGGGCGCCGACAGTAGAGAGCGCCATCTCCGAGCTGACGTACGACAAGTACGGCCAGGAGTACGAGGAGGCGGTCGCCAAGCTGATGGACATCGCACGAGCAGCGCAGCGTGACTGCGCCGACCGACTGACTGAAGCCGGGCACGCCGAGGCGGCGGCCCTGATCTTCCCCACCTACCCCGAGGAGAACGAGCAGTGAAGATCGCCATCACCATCACAGTGGACGTCAAGGACCCGGCCGAGTGGACGCGGTCGTTCGGAGTGGAGCGGGCGGGGATCCGGCAGGACGTGAAGGACTACGTCGGCACCAACGTGCAGGGCCTGCGTGTGTGGGACGAAGTCGAGGCGGAGGTGAGCTGGAAGTGACTGACTTGATCGTGGGACTGTCGGGCTACGCCCGCAGTGGCAAGAACACGGCGGCCGACGCCCTGATCGAACGAGGCTGGAGGCAGGCGGGCTACGCCGACAAGCTGAAGGACTTCCTGTACGCGGTGAACCCCTTGATCCCTGGCCACTACGGTGCCGGGAGCCTGCGCCTGCGAAGGCTGGTCGATCAGACCGGGTGGGACTACGCGAAGACGGCGTACCCCGAGGTGCGTGCCCTGCTCCAGCGCACGGGCACCGAGGCCGGCAGGCAGGTGCTCGGCGACAACGTCTGGATCGAGGCGCTGTATGCCTCGCACGCTGACGCGACGGGCCTGGTCGTGACCGACGTGCGCTTCCCCAACGAGGCGCAAGCCGTCGTCGACCGAGGTGGCGTGATGATCCGGGTGGAGAGGCCGAACGTCGGCCCGACCAAGGACAAGTACGGACGTGCGCACATCAGCGAGACCGCGCTCGATGACTGGCCCTTCGACCACGTCCTGATCAACGACGGATCGGTGGATGACCTGCACGCCAAGCTGCACGGCGTCGCCGAACTTGTGCAAGTGTGAGCGTGTGATACTGTGACCATCAGAACGATCCGAGAGCTCGACGAACTGCCTGACGGCACCGAGATCGCGATCCAGGACAAGCGGGACACGCCCCTCTTCAAGCGAGGCGGCCACTGGTACAGCCCAAGCAAGACGGCGACACAGAACATGATCGCCTACGTCAACACCCGGCGCTGGGGAGTGCGGGTCATCGAGAGAGGAGGTCGGGAGTGAGGATCACCCCCCGAGCCCATGAGATCAAGAAGGTGGTCGACATACTCGAAGACCCCACCTTCGACAGCCCGGAGCAACTGGCCAAGGCTGTGATCAAGGAGGTCGGGGACATGCTTCAGATGCGGGACCTGTTCGTGATGGTGCACACCTGGGCGGACGGCAGCAAGGGCCTGAACTTCGGCCCCTTCGGCGCCGTCGCTGAGGCGGAGACCTTCGCCAAGAAGATGAGCTTCGGTGGCACCGGCAAGGTAGTACCCCTGACGTCGTCGGGGATCATGCTCGCCAACCACGATGGCAAGAAGGACGGGTGGCCCGGCTACTGCTGGAACCCTGAATGTGGACACGCCCCCTGGACCCACGCGGTGGACGGTGCAAGCCGTGGCAAGTGCCACCTGGTGACGTGCAACTGTGACAAGTTCAAGAAGGATGACCCGAGCCTGAAGGCCAAGAAGAAGGCGCCCGCGAAGGCCGGCGCCTCGAAGGGAGTGAACGAGCTCTGAGCTGCAACTGGAGGCCGTGCGAGTGCGGCAACAAGCGAGACTTCATGACCAAGCACAACGCCGAGAAGGCACTGGGCAAGGCCCAGGCCAAGCGGAACCGACAGGGCGAGGCACGCGGCACCATGCGGGGCCTGAAGGTGGAGAACCGTGCGTACCTCTGCGAGGAGGGCGGCTGGCACCTGACTTCGGAGAGCCGCCGCAAGTTCGAGGACCGCAATGCCAACACCATGCACCTGATCTACCGATGAACACGACGAGAGGAGACCGGCAAGTGACGAACGGATGGGACTGGGTGGCCGAGGGCCAGCGCATCGCAGAGGAGACGCGGAAGGTGGACATCGAGACCATCAAGGCGGAGTCGATCGTCTTCGAGGGGCCGCTGGACTACCTGAAGGCGGCCGAGATCGAGCACACGGAGGCCGAGCCGGCGCCCAAGGTGGGCGGACTGGCCGGAGACCTGGCTGACATCGTCCGAGAGGTCGAGCTGTGCCGAGCCGGCCACTGCGACGCGGCCTACAGGCAGAACGAGCAGGGCGGGGAGGCGCGAGACGTCGTGGCCGAGATCGCGAAGGTGGTGGGCGTGCAGCTCAGCTCCGCGTTCATCCGTCCGCTGGACGGCAACGTCTGGAGCCCGCGGAACATGGCGCGAGTGCTCGAAGGTGTGCAGCAGCTCGTCAACGAGAACCAGGTGCTGCGCGAGGAGCACCACGCTCGCGACAACAAGGAAACCATCACCGTCAAGGCCCTGCATGAGGCCCTGACTCACCTCGGGGAGGGTGTGTAAGTGTCGCTCCGCATCGGGCCGCTTCAGCCGGTCACTGACGAAGACATCCTGATCGTCTACGGCTTCCACCAGGCCCGCATCTACCCCGAGTTCAACCGGGACAACGTCTACACCCTGAACGGGGTCGCCGCCTTCGGCCGGCTCAACGGACGCCAGCCCAAGCGGGTGTTCCACACCGGCCTCGGCCTGAGTCGGGAGGCTGACCGACTGAGGCGCACGCTCGCCGACCTGGAAGGCAAGTACGGCACCGAGGTGCACCACGTCAACGAGCTCTACATGTACGACGAACCCGAGGAGGCCACCACCCTTGTCTGACACCACCTACCGGTCCGACGTGAGCGTGACGCTCATGAAGGCCAGCGCCATGGACTACGACGTGACGATGGCAGCCCGAGTCAGCACCATCGGCTCCGCCTCGGCCGCCAAGCAGGACAGCGGGCCCGGCCTGATCAACTTCCTGATGCGGGACCGGCACGGCAGCCCCTTCGAACACACCTCGTTCACGTTCCTCGTCGAGGCGCCGATCTTCGTGGCCCGCGAGCACTTCCGTCACCGCGTTGGGTGGGGATACAACGAGGAGAGCGGTCGCTACACCGAGCTGAAGCCCGTCTTCTACACGCCGGCCCCTGACCGCAACCTGGTGCAGGTCGGCAAGCCTGGCGCCTACACCTTCGAGCCCGGCACCGCCGACCAGCACGCCACCACCAGGGCCGAGATGCGCCGCGCCTACCGCCTCGCCTACGACACGTACGAGCGCCTGCTCGCAGCCGGTGTCGCCCGAGAGGTGGCCCGCATGGTCCTGCCGGTGGGCATCTACACCTCGTACTTCGCCACCTGCAACGCACGAAGCCTGATGCACTTCCTCTCGCTCCGCACGATCGCCGAGGGCAGCACGTACCCCTCGTTCCCTCAGCGGGAGATCGAGATGGTCGCCGAGCAGATGGAGGAGGTCTTCAAGGTGCACATGCCGATCACCCACGAAGCCTTCGTGAGGAATGGCCGGGTCGCACCATGAGTCAGAACCCCATCGTGAGCGTCGAGTGGCGCAAGACCAAGTGGACCCCCGCCGAGCGGGAACGCCTCGCCCGCATCCTTCTCGGACCGATGGCGCGAAAGGACTGAAGTAGGTACAGTTACACACGGCGCCCCCCACGCCCCCCAAGTCGCTGACTTGGGGGGCTTCGACGTATCCAGATGCAGTCAAGAGAGGGAGACCATGAAGAACAAGACCCTGCCGCGCCAGCGCAAGGTGCTCCGGGTGGCCATCTACCTGCGCGTATCTACGGCGAAGCAGCTCGACGGCTACGGCCTCGATGTGCAAGACGAGCGATGCCGTGCGTGGGTTGACTACCAACTGAAGAACATCCCGCACACCATCGTGGACGTCTACTGCGACGGGGGCGTGTCGGGGAAACTTGCACACCGCGAAGACCTGGACCGCCTGACCTCCGACATCGAGGCCAAGCTGATCGACGTCGTCGTCTTCGCCAAGCTCGACCGCATCGGCCGCACGATGCGCAACATCCACCGCTGGGTCTACGACGTGACCGACCACGGCGTCCGCGTCGCCACCGCGGACGGACGCATCGACTCGCAAGACGACATGTTCGGAATCCAGCTCTCCCTCCTGGCGTACATGGCCGAGGTCGAGCACGCCCTGATCCTGGAGCGCACCATGGGCGGCCGGATCAAGAAGATCTCCGGGGGAGGGTGGGCCAGCGGCACGCCGCCGTACGGCTACATGCTCGACGAGGACGGTGAGCCCGTCGTCAACCCGGACGAGCTCAAGCAGATCACGACGTTCGCCAAGCTGGCGCTCGACCGCAAGCTGTCCCGAGGCGAGGCCGCGAAGGAGATGAATGAGCTCGGGTACCGGACCCGTACCGGCAAGCTCTGGGAGGGCAACAACCTGATCCTCCGCATGCGCCTGGCGGTCCGCGGATACGTCGACTTCGCCTTCTCCGGCATGAACGAGGACGGCGAGGAGGTCACTACCTCCTACCGACTGGAGCTGCCCCCTCTCTTCGAGGAAGAGTCCCGCCGCAAGGCCCTGGAAGCCACCCTGGAGGACATGAAGGGCGCCCCTCGGACCACGTACAGCAACCACCTGCTCTCTGGCCACCTGATGAGCCAGTGCGGCCACAGCCGGTACGGCGTAGCCCGCTCCGAGCACAACGACGTGATCTACCGGTGCTCGAACTCGGCCACGCTCGCCGAGGGCCACACCTGCAAGCAGATACCCGGCAAGGAGACCGAAGGCTACGTCTGGGGCGAGGTTGCCAAGCTCCTCTCGAACCCCGAAGAGATCATGGGGCTCGTCGACGAGTGGCTGGGCTCTGTCCCCGACCGCGCAGAGTCCTACCGGGCCCGCCTGGAAGAGATCGACACCAAGCTGAACAAGCTCCGCACCACCCGACGCAAGAAGATCGCTCTGCTGGTCGCCTCCCTCGACGAGGACGACGAGATGGATCAGAAGCTGATCGACGAGCTGAAGGAGGAGATCGCCTCCAAGGAGAAGGAGCTCCGCGAGGAGCAGGAGCGGATCTCCGAGTGGCTGGAGGAGGCCGAGCACAAGGAGGAGCGGGCCGACGGTATGCGCTCGGTCATCGACCGGATCGGCGCCAACGTTCAGGATCTCACCACCCCCGACAAGAAGCGCATCCTGGAACTACTCCAGGTGCGGGTCGACATCGTCGGCGAGAGCAAGTCCGGGCGGGCGGGTGGCAGCAAGGACCCGATGCTGGAGTGGCACCGCGAGAACAAGCTCGACATCCCGCTCGGGGTATCCGACGAGCAGTGGGGCCGAGTCGAAGGCATCCTGGCAGGAGGACGGAAGCCCAAGCCCGAGGACCGGGCGTGCTTCGAGATGCTGCTGGAGAAGCTGCGCGAGGACAAGGGGTGGCACGACTACGACCGGGACGATCGCATGGGCGGGAAGGGCTGGGGATTCTTCTACCGGCTCGCTCGCCGCTGGTTCATGGAGGGCATGTATGCCGCAGCCCTGGAGATCCTCGCCCCGTACGAGGGGACCGAAGCACCTTCTGGCTACACTCTGCCTGCCATGAAGATTTACGGTGCGATCGACGATTCCCCGGAGGATGTAGTGAAAACTGAAGTAGGCGAGCGAACTCCTTCCACCAAGGGGATTCGTGCGACCGCTTCAGGTTTCGAGTTCGAGATCGCCAGCACAAAGAGCGCCTGACCAGGCACGATGAACAGAAGTGAGGCCCCCTCCGCCAGTCGGAGGGGGCCTTCTCTGCGTTCGGGGGATACGAGGAGGCCCTCGACTCGCGGGGGTTCGAGTCGAGGGCCAGTCTCATGAGTGCGGCCAGTCCGAGCGCCGCACACTCCTGCTGGGGTGACACAGGCAGGAGCACCGCTTCCGTTCGTAGCAGACCCCGCCTGCGTGCAGGTTCACATTCCCCTCGCAGGCCGAGTGCAAATCGAACCGACACTCGGGACTCCAGCTCTCCTTGTCCGAGTTCGGGTACCACTCCAGGACAGCCTTCGTCATAGGGGCTTCAGCCCCTTCGCCTGCATACAGGAGGAGCACGCCCGCTTGATGAAGGGCGGACCTGACTGCCGCTCGATGACGACGACGACCGTCAGCTTGCTCACCGGATTCCAGCAGTAGTTGCAACGTCGCTCCATGCGATCAGCGTAGCGCGCCATGGCGGACCGTAGCGACCCGTAGCGCGCAATTCACCGGTCGCGGCGTATGGCGCACTCTCGTACGGTCAGGCTCATGGCAGAGATCGAACTGGACCGGCGTCGGTCGGTGTGGAAGCAGGTCGCGGAGATCATCCGCAAGCGGGTGGACGGCGGCACGTACGCGGCCGGCGAGGCCATCCCCTCCACCGTCCAGCTCGCCACCGAGTTCGACGTCTCGACCAGCACCATGCGTAAGGCGCTCGTCGCGCTGATCGAGGACGGCACCCTTTGGGCCGAGCCCGGCATGGGTACCTACGCCAGAGACAACGAAAAGCCCCCCAGCCAGTAGGCCAGGGGGCTCTCGTCTTGCGTCAGCGGACCGGGCAGGCGCCGGTCGCGCAGTCCTCGTCCGTGCTGTCCTCGATCGAGGTCACGGCGTAGGTGTTGAACTCTTCCTCGGTGATCCGCTCGTACGGAGCCTGGGCTCGCGTGCCGTCCGGCATCAGGGTCGTGCCCTTCAGCTCCGGCAGGAACGCCTGGATGATGCTCGCCGCCTCCTCGGTGGAGTACTGCCCCTCGGGGAAGTTCACCGTGAAGGAGACCGCGTTGTCGGCGTACTCCGTCTGGTACATGGCCTGGAAGTTGAGCATGTCGTACAGGCTGATCTCGTCCGCGGACTCGACGATGTCTGCCGGGTAGCCCAGCTCCTCGACCTCGGCGACCAGCTTCTCCTTGGTCGGGAAGGCGACGACCATCGTGTTGCCGCTCTGGTCGTACACGTCCTTCTCGACGAGGAAGCCCTGGTTCATGTAGTCCTGCACCGTCGCGGCCTGTGCCGGGTCCGGCATGGAGAACCGCACGCGCCGCATGAAGTGCCGGGCGTAGATCGGGTGGATACCCTCACTCACTCCGGGCAGCTTCGCGATCGAGCCGGTCGGCGCCACGGTCGTCACCTTCACGGGCTCCGGTATGCGGAGCTGGAAGGAGTAGGCCCGAGCCTCCTCGCGCACCGTGTCGTACAGGTCGTTCAGCAGGTTGCGGAACGCGTACGAGTGCGGCGCCTTGGAGTAGGCGATGCCCTGCTTCGCGAGGAAGCCCTGCACCCCCAGGTGGCCGACCCCGATACGTCGCTCCGAGTGCATGACCTGACGCTGCTCGTCGTCCGTCATGTCACCTTCGGTGGCGCGGATCAGGAAGCGGGTCATCAGCTCGTGAGCGCGGTGCAGGCCCTTGCGGTCGATCCTCGCGCCGCTCGCCGACTGGGCGAAGTAGTCGAGGTTCACGTGCCCGAGCACGCACGCGCCGGTCGGAGGGAGCGCGATCTCTCCGCACGGGTTGGTGGCGATGACCTCGTTGACCTCGCCCTCGTTGGAGTAGCTGGAGTTCCAGTACCCCGGCTCACCGTTGAGGAGCATCGCGGCGACGGCTCGGTTGTGCACCTCGACGGCTTCCGCGTGGCGTCCGTCCGTCACCTCGTTGAGGGCCTGGATGAACCGGTCGTCGATCTCGACCGAGATGTTCGTCGTCCAGTGCTTCGAGCCGTCCGCCTTGCAGTTCAGGAAGTCGTCGATGAACGGGTCGTCCCACTTGCAGATGGCCATGCGGGCAGAGCGTCGGACGCCGCCCGAGACGACGCACTCGGCGATGGCGTGGTCGATCTCCATCGCCTCGGTGGGGGTGATGTGCTCGCCCTTGGAGGTGGACAGGATGCGGCCGACTTCCTGGAGCATCCGAGCGAACGGGCCGGGACCGCTGGCCGTACCGCCGAACGTCTTCAGGCGGGAGCCCTTGCAGCGGACGCGGCTCACGTCGTAGACGCGGGCCCGGTGCTTCACCTCGCCGTCGCTCATGAACGT